TTTCTGGAATTTTGACCTCCTTGCGATACACCTCGTATCCATCGCTCTCTTTTACACGAAGAGGTCTTGGTGTATCTTATTTTACTTTATCCTTGTCGCTCACATAGAGCGGCGCAGGCTTGTTAGCAACCGTAGTTACCAACATCTTTTGAAGTTCCCTGTCTTCCTGCCTTTCCCGATTCTTTCTCTCTTCCTCAATAGCAGCCCACTCTGCGGGATGCTTTTTCCTCATATGCTGTGAAACTTGATAGGGATTGGGTATGTTGTCCTTCGGGCAGACATGGAAGCCCAGTTCGTCATAGTGCTCCCTGTTCGGGTCATCCTTGTGGAGCAGGCATTTCAGCGTGCCCCTCTTTGGCAACTTGCCAGGGTCGCTTGTAGTAAAGCGGTATGAACCGTCTTCCCTGCGCTGCCGCAGGATTTGGGATAACATATAATACAGAACAGGGATTTTCTCGTATGTCCTGCTATCCCATACATACACATAGCCAGCAGTGTTCACCTTGTTTACTACCATTGGCGCTGGCACTTCCTCATCTCCCCTGTGAATCACAGGTTCTTTGCTAAGTTCCGATGGTAGTTCTACCTTTTTACTCTCCGCATCACGGAGCATTTCCTGAATGATTTTCTCCCTCTCAGGGTCTTGTGTCTGTGTGTCCTCCATAATAACCTCCTAAGTTATTAGTTCCCGTTTTCACAATTAGTCTATTTTTGCTTTCTCTAATTCCAGCCAGTCGTAGAGGTCAATCTTTGTTTCACTCCGCAGATAGTCGGCAATAGCAAGAAGCTCTGCAACCGTGTGCTCCCACAAGGAAGGAATGTTAAAAGGTCTTACCCCTTTCCACTTCTTTGCCAGCCCCATATCCTCTCGGTATTCAGCGATTCGCCCATCCCGATTAACTAGAATAATGCGATTCCTGTGGAAGCCCCTTGAACCTGGCGATTGCATATGGACTTCCTGATATGCCCACGCCCTCTCATCGTTTTTTACCCAGTCTGTAGCTACAACTAATCCGCTCACCTTACCTCCCTACATTTCTGGCAGGGGAGGTTTCCCTCCCCCACCAGTTAAAGAGGGTAATACCTGCCCTCTACGAGCAGGCTAAACCTCTACGAATTTGTCCAAAGCCATCAGCACACTTGGCTCAATCTCTAGGGACTTGTCCATATTGTGCTTACAGGCATCGCAGGTTGCAGCTACTTTTTCAGGTAACTTAACCTTGTCGAAAACCACTTCCACTTCCTGAGAAAACAACTCATTCAATTCCTCAACAAACTTGCCAAAGCTCTCGCCTTCTGGGTCTACCCTGATTTGCTGCGAGTTCTCCTTGTCAGGCTCGCCGTAGGTCTTGATTAAGCCGTTCCTTACATCATCAATCACCTTGAGTTGGTCGTTTAGTTTACTAGCAAGTTTAGCCAACCCATAAGATGTCTTGACTGGAAACTTCTGCTCCATAAGTTTCCCTAGTGGTTCTCTAGCCATGAAGATTTCCCCGTTTGTTAGTTTCATATTACCCTCCTTTTATTTTCGGGGGAGATTTAAGGGGATGATGGATTAACCTATGGCAGTTTGGGCAAAGCACTTGCAAATTATCCCGTGAAGCATTCTGTCGATTCCCATCTTTATGATGAACATCACAGAGACCCGCCCACAGGCAAAGTTCACAGCAAGTCAAATCCATTCCATATTTAATGGCTTGTCTAGCTGCCAACCCACCTGGTCGGGAGTAGCTTCTTGGTCTACATACACTACATACCTTGCGCCAGTATGTACCATTTCTCTCCACAGGCTTGCCACAAATACTGCAAGCAGGTCTATCCATTTATCCTCCTTTAAGGCTCTCCCCCTAAACCTTTGAAGTTTAGGAATTGTCACTAAAGACGTTTATGTAGCCATCTTGATTATTAAATCTAACCTTTAGATGACCTATACACTCTTCGCCTTCCGTTGTTCCCGTATCTGCCCAATTCCCTGTCATGGTATTAGCGAAGTTTATGAAGTAGTCAGCAGCATTAGCACCATAGACATATATGAACGATTCTATTGTGCATCCTGCCCCATTATGTGCCAGATACAGTATCTCACTATGTCCAGCAGTGATAGTGGTTGTTTCCTGCCATGACAACCATGCACAAGCTATATGAGAAACATTGCTAATGGTGCCAGTAGACGGTAGCACCTGACCAAAAAGGCCACCACAGATTATAGAACCGCTGTCTAGCGTGCCTGCAACTAGAATCCTTCCATGCACACCAAAGAGGTATCCTTTCGAATCCATTGTGAATGACTCTGCGATTCCAACATGACCACGAACAGAGTAGATTGAACCACCGCCAGTCGCTCCCAGATTAGCATTAACCCAGATGGGCACATTGTATTCGTTATCGTCAATGGTAGGCGTTGTCGTGATTCTAATAGCTGACATGGCATCTGTGGCTTCCGCTACGGTTATATCAATAGCTCTTCCAGTCCCATAGGCAGATATTATCGAGCTAGTAAATGTTGCATGTTGGTCAGTTCCTATCGTTACTGCCTTGGTAAGAGTTGTCCCACCATCGGCAGTAGTGTAGAACTCGATAGAGCCGCCCATCTTATTAGCCCCAGGCGCACCAGAGTCATCCACCACGAATTCAATCGAACCAACGGGAGTTTTTAAGTCCACCCCATCATCACCGTAGGCTATGATACAGCCAACAACTTCGTTGTCGGTTAGAATTGTGTGTGAGCCAATAGCTGCATTTCCGCCTTTAACCAATGCTAGGTGGGGAGCAGCAGCACGAGTTGCCGTTGCGCTGAAAGTTGCCAGCATCAGAGAACCATCGGCAGCAGTAGTTCCCAGAACCTGAACTTCAGGTATTAGGTCAGTTCCACCATCACCATTAGAGATTGTCTCTTGTGCTGTGTGACCGACTATCAAGCCATACCCATTGGCTATATATGTGTCAGCACTAAGGGTGGTTGCTAAAGCAACTGCTAAAGCAGTAGAAGTAGCAGTAAAGACGGTTGTGCCGTCTACATTAAAGTAGCCATAAGTGTCATCGTGGTACAATGCTATATAGTCGGTTGCAGCGTTGGTATCAGCACAGTGGATATATAATGTTGGGTCGGCAACCACCGCTACGTTCCAGTCTTTCCCAGCATCAGATATATCGCAGATATGAAGTTGATTGCTATAATTATCTACACATATAGCTCCAGCAGGGACATCATCGTTTCCGATAGTCCACTTAAAGCCTACGTGCCAAGCCTTTTCGTTTATTCCCATTTCCGTCTCCTATCCTGAAAAGTCAGGACTGTAATAAGATTTTTAGTGGGCATTGATTTCAGGACAACACCCAAAACCTTCTCAATTACATATTGGGGATTGTTTGTTCCCAGTTACAGTTCTTAATGAACACATCTCCACCAGTGGTAGTGCGAGTCTCAAGACCAAGATGGTAGCATAGAGGGCAGTCCCTATCAACTGAAGTATTAAAAGTCTTTGACATACTGCGTCCAACGTGGTCAACTGCCAGGAAAGTTGCCGCAGCACCACTACCCGAACCTCGGTCTTGTAGCTCAACCTTTAGGTAAAGCCACTTCGCATCTGTTGGAGCCATACCCGCCATTCTTATGGTCTTGCCGTTAATCCTGCCATCAGCATCAGCCTGTCCTATGGAATCATTGTTTACCCAGACACAATGCAAATCTGCGTGAGATGCATCTGTGCCATCATAGACAAATCCACAGAAGGTTGAAGCTGTCTTTGTAAGAGTAGTCGTTAATAGGTCTATTGGCAAGTTCCCATCCTCTACTGCATCGTTGAAACCAAAAGTAAAAGCAAGCTCGGAAGCATCCTCAAACTGTATTAAAGTCTCAACTGCACAATGTCCTTCCTGAGCGGCAAAGTATAAGCCAGCACTTGCAAACTCAAGCAGACTGTCATCGCCTGTATCCATTATACCTTTGTAATGCAAACCTTTGCCCGCAGCTACAGCTCTAACAAAATCAGTAGCAGATGTAGTGCTATCTGAATTCCAGGTTTTGCCTCCCATAGCCGTTGCATCATTGCCTACAACTGTAATCATGGGGTCGTCAATATGTCTTAAAATTCCCTTTGGGCCTATGTTTGCCATATCTTTCCTCCTAGATTACATATTGGCTATGGTCTGCTCCCAGTTGCACTGTCTCAGGTAAATACTGTTAGCACTGCCACGACTCTCACAAGCAAAGTAGTAACACATCTGGCAGTCTCTATCAATTGAAGTATCAAAGACTTTCTCCATACTTCTACCCAGATGGTCTACCGCTAGGAAAGTTGCCCTAACACCTTTGCCAGAACCCCTGTCCTGCATTTCGACCTTTAAGTAAAGCCACTTGGAAGCTGTCGGGGCCATGCCCTTCATTCTTACAGGTTGCCCACCAACACTACTATTAGCATTAGCCATCCCAACTGTGCTATCATCAACCCAAAAACAATGCAACTCTTTATTTGTTGCATCTGTATCATAGACAAACCCAAGAAATGAAGCTGAATTAGCTGTCCAAGCCGCAGTGCCAATCTCTACAGGTAAACTGCTACTGCCACCCGTCTCTAAAACCTCGTCATTGAAGCCAAAGTTAAAAGCCATGCTGTCAACTTCGGTAAGTTGTACTAAGATTTCAACTGCCGAATGTCCTTCCTGCCCAGTGAATATCTTGTTGTTAGAAACAAACTCAGTCATAGAGCCAGAAGAATTATTTGTAGCACCAGCGTAGTGTACGCCTTTACCAGCAGCTACAGCCCTTGCCATAGCAGTACCACTATCGGTTGTTGTCACCCAGGCATTACCCGCAGCAGCAGTATCAGTAGCGATAACCGAAATAGACGGGTCATCAATGTGTTTTAGTATCCCCTGCGAACCCATATTCGCCATTTTGTTTCTCCTCTTTGTCGGGAGTCTTCGTCTCCCAAACATCTGATTTTATTTTTGACAAAGACTTTGTGCCCCCAAGGGTCTTCGTCCCTCCCTATCTGATTTTAGGGGGCAGACACTAGACTAACTCTAGCTCGTCGGTGCAGTTACGTCACTCTCCATTAGATAAACCCAGTTTGAAAGGCGCACTCCATATGCGTATTCATCATAATGGTAAACGTGATTACCACCACCACCACGCTTCTCGTTCCTGACATTAACCACTCTTGGTGCTCTGCCCTGAACGAGAATAATACCATCCTGTGCAAACACGCCACCCTTGCCAGACGAGATGTTCCCATCAGGGTAAATCTCGCAACCAGCTACGGGTAGGGTAAAGCCCTGAGAGAATACCCTCGCTGTCGGGCCTTCCATAACCACGGCAGTTCCTACACCTGCTACCAGTTCGTTGTAAAGGTCGTGAATCTGGAACGGATGCAAGAGGCATCGGATTGGGTCGTGTCCAGGCTCGGTGGTATTACCCCGAATGTTAGCCGCAGCCGAAGCTATGTAGCCACTTGTCAGAGTTACCCCAGAACCAGGGTCAGAATTAGTATTTGCACTTGCAAACAAGACCAGACCATCCTCATCTTTCTTGCGCTGAATTGCGTTCTGCGCTAGTGAACCGATTTTGGAAAAGCCTTTCTTGTTTATCCTTGCCCCAACCTTATCGGTTATGA